GTATAAAGCATCTCTTTCAGAAAGAGTAAGTTTTTTACGAGCCTGTATCGCATCAATATCACCTCTTTGAATACCAGCAACTGCAAACCAAGGGAAAGCAATATTATCTGTCAATGCTATATTTCTTACAACATCACGAGTAGGTGGTATGTAAATATAAACATTATTTTCAGTATCATTTATTTGAACCCATGGCCAATATGTACAAGAATAATTACTATCATACATTCCATCTAAACGGTCAACAACATCCTCAGCAGTTAAAGGCGCACCTGATAAATCAGTATCTGGTGTTGTCATAATATATAACGAATCAGCTCTATCTTGCTCAACCATATCGATTGTGGCTTCAATTAAGTTTGTGTTATTTTCATTATCAATTCCAGGAGTTGCGAACACATTAACATTAACTGCTTCTGGGTTTTTAAACGTCCAAATAGCCTCTAAATAAGCGTAATAATCAGAATTTATACCTCTATCTCCGTTAGAAAGAGTTCTGTCAGTAAAAGCCCCACTAGTTAAACCTTTAGAACCTAAATTCCCATTTATTAAATAGTTATCTAAATTACTTCTTCTAGTTCTATAAATATCCCACCCATCAAAACCACCATAAGGTGCAAATGTAAATTTACGAGAATATACTTTTTCGTAATCAGTATTCATAACACCATTTTCAGTTCTAAATTCAGCATTACCAGTATTAAATAAATATACTGGAGAATAAGTACCACCACTAACATTTGTAGGTACCGTAGCGTTATCAATAGTAGCACCAGTAGCGTCAATATCCATATGGAAACCTTCAGTTAATCCAGTCCACATATTTGGTGTTGTTGTTTGTGGCACACCTTTATAATCGAAAAAGTCAGAATCAATACCCATAGTCTCAGATAAACCTAAATAGAATTTACGTTTATTTTCAAATGCGTTATAATCTGTTTTAAATGTTAATTTAGGTGTTTTAACACTACTATTACCACTACCTTTTTGATAATCTCTAACAGGGAAACCAATAAACCCAGCTGGGAATGCTTCAGAAGTATCAGAAGTATCATCCATCTCAATCAAAACATATTTAGATTTAGAAGGATAAACACCATCTAGCGTACCAATTCTTCTAGCTATATAATTATTAGAATTTGGGTCCATAGAACATCTAGAATATGATTCTAAAACATTTGGTTGAGCATCAGTATCGTAATAAGACCTGATTACCACATCAAATTCTTTAGTATCTAATTTAATATTTCTAATAGACATTTTAAATTGCTCATTAGCAGCATTACCATCTGAAATAGTCCAGAATCTAAATAATCTTAATACTTTAGTACCACGTAATTCTGATACAACATAAGGTGTAACAGCTGGTTGGTATTCATTAAGATAATCAGAAAATTCATTTGCATAATTAACAACTGTCTGTTTTATACCTCTAACTTTACCAGTAGAAATAAAATCTTCAAACATGTTATTAAAAAATTCTTCAGCGAATAATACTGTATTACCATCAGCAACTGTTCTACCTAAAACTCTTGGTAAATAATTTTTCTTAGTTTTATCTAAAGACATTTGATAATTAAAATTACCTTGTGTTGCAGACGCACCTGTTAACCCGAAAACACCTAATGCATCTACTTCAGAACCTATAAGACTTGAATCAAAACCAACACCATTAGTACTAGAAACTTCAAAAGCTGGAAATTGTGTCTCTAAGTCAATACCACCTCTAGAACGTAACAAAGCAACAAGTGTATTCTCAACATCAGAGAAACCATTACCTGAATAATTTGTAGTTACACCGCTAGTTGTACCAGTAATATAAGCACCGCTAGTACCTTTTGAGGTAACATATAATGTAGTAGATACACCATTAAATACTGTACCATTTTTAACATATGTAACAGGTATTTCTACAGTTCCACTCACAGCAATATTTGAAATTGTTGATAAATTACCATCTAACGAACCATTATCAATAAGTTCTTGAATAAGTGGGTCAGCACTTACTAATGTAACAACAGTGTTTGCTGATGTAGCTGTATAACTAACCAAAACTGGATAACTAGTTCCAGATGTAGTTACAACTGTTGTTTCATCTAAAGCCGAATCTAAAGTTATACCCCATGCTTTACCAGCATCATAACCAGATAAACCTAAAACTCTTGTAACGAATAATTGATTAGATTGTGATAAATATGATTTTGCGATATAAGGTAGTTCATATTTTGGTGCTCCAGTGTCTTTAATTTTAGTAGCATTTTGACCACCAAAAAAAGATTGGAATTCTCCATAGTTACTAACAAATATAGGTTGAAATGCTGGACCAATTGTTGTTTCCCCAACTAAACCTAATGTTGTCACACCTACTTGACGAGTTATAAATGATAAGTCTTTTTCGGATGTATACACACCAGGACTTACGAATACTTTTGTTGCCATGTTTTGTTTGTTTTTTATTTTTGTTATTTACTTTATAGTTTTCTTTATTATAAATATTAAGTTTTTCTCAAAAGTAATGGTAAAAAAAAAGTTAAATTTCTTTTAGTATGAATTTTATCATACTTTTTTCATACTTATTAACTATTTATTAAAATAAGTACGAAATGACTATGGTAAAAAGGGATAAAAATTTAAAGATTACATCAACAACACATGAAATGTTGAAAAAATATTGTGAGGATAATGGTTTGAAAATGTTTCAATACGTTGAGAAGTTAATAAAAGAAAAATGCACACCTAAGAAAGATTTGTACGGTGATGAATAATAAAGATTAAAATTTAATTTGTACTATAATCTGACCACTATATCTCCATTTTGGTTCACCTCCCCAATATTTAAAATCCGTTCTTCGGTCTAGATTACTTCTAAAACCTATCGCAACATTATTAAATTGTTTAACAGTTTCAATTTCAAAACCATAATAAGGATATAAATATTTACTTCTTTTAATATAACCTAAATTTAAACCACCAGAAAAAGTTGTAGTCGTAAATATATTATCAGGTTCAATTATAAAAGCAAAAGTACCGTTTAAACGAGTCCAACCACCATTTAGAACTGGAAAGTTATGTAAACCAGCTTTAATTAATTTTCCATAACTAACTAGACCTATTTCAAAACCGCTATATAACCCTTTTTCTTTATAAGATGAATACGGGTCATTAACAATGTTTATAATAAAATATTCTTCATCAACCAAATGTATTTGACCAATGATATTATTTGAAAATAAAAAGATTAATATTAGTATTAACTTTTTCATTTATCATTAGAACTATTTTTACCAATATAATATCCAAGTAAAATACTAAAAACAAAACATATTAAACTAACTAAACGGCTCATTATCGCATTATCAACATTGCTATCGTTAAATATTAATAAATTACATACAACCCCAGAAATTATTAATATAAAACATAAAGATAGTAATTTACCTAAAAGTTCATTTTCGGTATTATTTTTTCTCAAAACATAACTATCCAAAAAGTAAAGTACCGAAGTTATGAATGAAAAACCAACTATTAACTCAATTATTTTTTCCATATTTACTAAATTTTCCATTTATTAAGTCAAACGCATTCTTAGCGTCTTTAGGTATTAAATATAATGAAATAGCCACAACTTCAAGTATACTACTCATTTTATCGTAATTTGTATTATAATCATCATTAGTACTAATACTCTCTAATCTTTCAAGAAAAGCATCTACAATATCTTTTCTGAAATCTTCATAAGCGTCAATAGCAAATTTTGCATCAGATTCACTTATACCCCATGATACAAAATCTTTAAAAGCTTGGTCGTTATATTCTTTTACTATGTTAGTCAAACAAGTAATAACCTTAAATTTAAGACTTTGACCACTACAACTATCAATATTTGAATCATTTAATAATTCATTAAATTTTTTATTAACAGTGTCTATTTTTAAATCAATTAAATGATGTAACACTTTTGTTTTCATTACATCAGGTTTACCTTTTGTTGTGAATTCAATCCTCTTAATAATAGTTCTTACATTTTCAGTTGTAAGAAATACATCGTGAGAGGTTAAATCAATTATTTTTTTAACTCGTCTCCAATCTTTAATTTTATCATTTATTGTGTCTTTAAATATATACAATATTATCACAGCAAATGTTAAAAAAGGTGTTAATTTTTGTGTTAATGTTGTTATATCTATTACTTCCATTTATATTAAATTATTTCTTTTATTATTTACTTATATAAATATCTTATTATATTAATAAGTTATATAAAAAAACAAAAAAAAAACCATAATAAGTTATTATGGTTTTTTTTCTTGTTAATATTTAATTTAAAATAATAGAGTTCTCCACATCTCTTGGCCAGAATGTCTCATTATATACAGATAATCTAAACCATCAGCTGTAGTAACTATTTCCATTCTACTACCAATTAAAGGTGTACCTTC